GTGTTCTATGCCGTGTACAAGGGAGCTGCTCTTGTCCGCAGCGGGTATCAGGATTTCACAATACTCATGGGCACGAATGACTATTCATTCACGGGGCTGACCACACCGAGTGTTGTAGGGACCGATTACACCTTCAGGATAGGTTACGAGGCCGGATCTTATGTAATTACCTCTGCACAGTTTGAACTTGAAATACCGATATAATGGATAAGATTCGCATTGCCGATTTGAGTTTTGAGTACAAAGATGCAATTCAAGCCCTTACCGATCTCGACGAGAAGATCAAAACTTTGAAGGCTGACACGGCCTCCCTTGAGAAAGAGAATGAGATACTCCGTCAGGCGGGCAAGGCCGACACCGATCAGTACCGCAAGAACGCCGAGGCGGTCGAGACAAATAAGATCGCTCTCGTTGGATTGCAAAAGGAATACAAGGACACTCAGACCGTTGTCACTTCTTCTATTGCCGCTCATGATAACGAGATAGGCACAATCAGAAAGCTCGAAGCCCGCAACAAGGAACTCAGGACATCACTCAGGAACCTTAACCTTGAGACCGAGGCCGGAAGAAAGCAGCAGAAGGTCTATATTGCTGAGATCAACAAGAACACCGAGACCATCCGCAAAAATTCTGATGCCTATGTGCAGCAGAAGATGAACATCGGTAACTACAAGTCAGCCCTCGACCTGTTGCCCGCGTCATTACAGGGCGGTGTGAGGGGCTTTCAGGCTATCGGTAACGCCGCTAAGGTATTCCTTGCCAATCCCATTGTGCTTGTCATCACTGCCATTATCGCTGCCGTGGCCGGACTTATCAAAGCCTTCAAGGGGACTGAAGAGGGCGGCGATAGGATGAAGAAGAAGTTTGACGAGATCAAGGCCATTATCGGGGTGTTGACCGAAAGGATTGAGAACTTCGCTTTAGGACTGGCAAAGGTATTCAGAGGCGAGGCAAAGCTCCGGGACCTGAAGGGCACGTTCAAGGACATGGGCGACGAGATGGAACGGGAGGTGAAACTTGCCGGTCAGCTGGCCGACATGATGAATGAGCTTGAGGACAAAGAGATAGATATGATTGTCACCTCGGCACAGCGCAAGGCACAGATCGACAAACTAAAAGAAGCTGCTGCCGATCAGAATAAAACTGAGGCCGAGAAAATAAGATTGCTCAGTCAGGCACAGAGGCTTATTAACGAAGAGACGGCCGACCAGCAGAAGCTATTGCTTACCAAGATAGCCAACGAGCTTGCCACCACTGACCTTGAGGCTGTACAGAGAAGGCTGAACCAGGCACGGGAAGAGGGCAAGCAGATCACTTTGGAGGAGATAGGGTTAGGCAATGCCGATAATGCTGACCGTAAACGGACAAACGAGCTTATTGCTGAGTACATAGGGCTTGAGGAACAGGCCGCAACAGAGAAACGCCGCACTACATCGACCATTTCAGGGCTGATAAAGACCGAAATGACCGAGAGGGAGAAGCAACTGGCAGACGAAAATGAGGTTATCCGTACCTATTATGAGCAGCAGGCACTCATGGCCGAGGCTGAAATGCTCCGTGAACTGGAAATTGAGAAGCAGAAGATAGCCGAAAAGGAACGTCTCAGGCAGGAATCCATTGAGAAAGAGAAGATTTGGAACGATGAGCTTGCTGCATTCCGTCAGGAGAAGGCGTTTATCGATGCCGATAACGAGCGTATCGCCCGTGAGGTGATGATGAATGACCGCTTTCAGGCAGAGCTTGACGCCCTTGCCCGTGAACAGGAGGCTGAGATACAGGCAGCGCTCAAGACCGGGGCCAGCGTATCACTGATAACAAAGAAGTATGCGGCCATTGAACAGGTCATTGAAAAGGAAAAGCAGCAGGCCAAGCTCGCAATAATCGGTTCCTTTGCCGGATCGCTGGCACAGCTGTTTGGTGAAGAGACCAAACTCGGCAAGGCGGCAGCAATCACGCAGACGGTTATCAACACGTATAAGGGTGCAATGGCAGCGTTTGCCGAAACACCCGGAGGGGTAATCATCAAGTCTGCTGCTGCTGCGACGGCTGTCGTTGCGGGTGTTGCCGCAATCAAAAACATCGTTAAGGCCGGTGGTGGTGGCGGTGGCGCTCCTTCAATCGGCGACCTCCCCGGCTCCGGGTCATCCGGTACTGAGGTTGCTGTATCACCCAACGGAAATAATATCAACGCCGCATCGTCAGCACAGCCCGTGCTTGTGATTGAGGACTTCCAGAATGTTCAGAACACTCAGATCAAGGTCAAGAATGCTGGGGAGCTTTAAGTTTGAGTTGTACCTCAAACTGCCTGAATTGTAATACTTCAATAATCCATCCTCCTGTCTTCCCTCCTATCTTCCGGGGCGTGTGACCCTTCGGCAGTTGTCCTATTCGGCAGCGCCGTTTAATACTGCGGGCGGACAGGTAGATACCCCCGAAGGAGAATGTTTTTGCATACTCTTCAGGTGTGTAGATCATTTGCAAATTCCGGTTGTGGTAAAGTCGCTCCTTTCGTACTTAGTGCAGGCATCGAGCCTTGAATAAGTAACAGAAACATATTGCCCGCTTCGACAGAAGTATGTGTAAGTAATCGACCTGTATCCGTCTGTCCCATTATAGACAGACATATCATCGGGTGTGCCATACGGAGGTTTGGGGTCAGGTTCATCGCAGGTAAATGAGCTGTCGCATGACAGGCAAAAAACAGCGAGTAATACAAAGATCAGTTTCTTCATTTCTTTACGGCCATTAGTATGTAGATAAATCCAAATAATGCCATAATCCACAGCGGGGCGAACACTAAAGCGACGGGTGCGCCCGGCACAGTGATGAGAATAACAACACAGAGAACGGCTGCAATGAGCCACAGCCACCACGTCGATGTAGTCTGGGCCTTAATAAGGCGTCGCTTTATCTTTGCATCCTTGATTCCCTTCCGGTTCCAGCGCAGTACGTTGCGGTACATCCGGCGCTCATCACGTGAGCAGTTGCGTAGTGCCCGACGGGCGTCTTTGATATTCTCTTTGTGCTCCCTTATTTGGATCTCTACTGTTTCCAGTTCTTGCACGTAATCAGGCAGTTCGCTTTTGTCGCTCATTGTTTTGTCCAACACTTGGACAAAGATAGTAATTCCCTATTGATTTCGCAATAGGCATAGCATATTTTTGTCTCAGATAAAACAACGCTTTACATCGTTAAAGCATTACATAATGGAAGGTCACATATTTATCTACGGCGAAATCATCCCCTGGCAAGACGAGGATGCTCCAAAGTACGGCGCCGTCAATCTCAAAGATATCAATAACCAGCTCACCAACAACAAAGAGGCCGATAGCCTTATTGTGCATATCAACTCAATGGGGGGCAGCGTGACCGAAGGATATGCCATTCATGATATCCTCAAGGCAACCGGAAAAACAATCATCACGCAGGCCGAGGGGCTTGTGGCTTCCATTGCTACCATCGTGTTCCTTGCCGGGGCAGAGAGGCGCATCACCGAGAACTCGCAGCTCATGATCCACAACCCGTGGGGCTTTACCGGGGGTGACAGCAACGACGTGCAGAAGTACGCTGACCAATTGAAGAAGGAAGAAACAAAGATGGCTGAGTTCTACGCATCCCGCACGGGGCTGAGCGTGGAGGATATCACGGCAATGATGAAGGAGGAGACCTACCTGACCGCTGACGAAGCAATTGCGAAAGGATTCGCAACGACAAAGGTCGAACAGCTCAAAGCAGTTGCATCACTTAATAAAAATTATATGACAGAAAAAGAACTCAATGACAAGATTGAGGAGAAGAGCAACGGCATATTCTCCAAGATCAAGGCGCTTTTCAAGAAGCAGGGGCTGATTAACGCCCTTGTCCTGAAGACTGCCGACGACAAGAACCTTGACTTCGGAGAGGACATACAGGAGGCATCACAGATAGAGGTCGGCACTACGGCCACCGTCGATGGCGCCCCGGCCGAAGGTGAATTTACCATGCCCGACGGGACAATCTACGTGTTCTCCGGCGGAGCAGTTACCGAGATCAAAGCCCCCGCAGCCGAACCCGAGCCTGTTGACACAGTTGCTCAGGAGAACGAGACGCTGAAGGCACAGCTGGCCGAGCGTGAAACATCGCTGAAAGAGGCACAGGAAGCCCTTGCCTCTGTGAAGACTGACCTCGAGGCTTTCAAGGCTCAGATAACCTCTGACATCAAAGGCTTCAAGCCCGAACCTCCCGTAAGTGGTGAAGGTGAATCCGTACGCAAACCCTACAAATCAAAGTAAACCCATTCAAAACAGATACAAATGGCATCACTGATTGACACCGCTGATTTGACGCTCAACCCCCAGGAGGCTCTTGCTGCGTCTGAAGCGATTTTTGAAAAGGTCTATTCCAAGCCCGCACTTGCAAACGTGCACGGGATTCAGACCGGCATCCAAATGAAAACCCAGATACCCTTCTACGGCCTTATAGGAACCGTCGGAAAGGTCTCTTCGGGTTGTACCCCTAACGCCAGTTCCGAGAAGGTAAACCTCACGGAAAAATACTGGGATCCCGCACTCGTTGACTTCCGTCTGACGCATTGCCAGGGTGACGTCAGCCAGCTCTTCAAAATGTGGAAGAGGTCAAGAATAGCCCTCGGCACATGGGAAGAAGTTGATAACGAGATGATGGCATTCATCACAGACCGTGGTGTTGACGCCGTTTTTGAAGCAATCCTTCGCATCTCCCAGTTTGGCGACAAGACCGCAGCTCTCGTAGCCAACGGCGGTTCAATCACCGCCGGATCGGATATCGCTTTCCTGACCATGATTGACGGTCTGTGGAAGCAGATTTTCGCATCCGCAACCGTGAAGAGGTACACTATCCCTGAGAACGTTCTGGCAACCGAGGCCGCACAGCTGGCTCTCGCAACAGACCGTACCCTTCAGGCCATGAGATATCTCTACAATGAGATTGATTCAAGGGTGTTCGACGTGCAGGGTCTGAAATTCCAGATGACCCGTTCACTGTGGAACAACTGGAGTGACTTCCTTGAAGACAAGTCCCTGGCTTTCTCTCTCGACAGAACCGAGCAGGGCAGCACAAAGGCTTCTTACAGGGGTATCCCGATTGAAGTCCGCAACGACTGGGACCGCAACATCCGTACATGGAATGACCTGGGCGCAACCCTTCTCTATCCTCACAGGATGATTCTCACCCCGATTGACAACGTGCCTATCGGTACCTCAGATGAGGAGAGCATGAACAGGCTCGATTCATTCTACGACAAAGTGACCAGGAGCCACTATCTCGACGGTGCATTCTATATCGACGTGAAGGTTCTTGAGGAAGCAATGTGTGGAGCAGCATACTAACGGAAAGGAGAAACAGAAATGAAAAAGTTATTCGTAATACTCGCTCTCTTTGCCTTTGCTGCTGCAACGCAGGCTCAGGACGCAACAATCAAGAAGTCCGGCCTTGCCGGTTACTTCCTGACCACTCAGGCCCGTAAAACGGCGGCTTACAATTACGTCGTCAAGGTTGATGCTGAAGCCCCGTACTATTACAGTTACGGTGTGAAACTCATCGACAACACCGGGAGCAACACCGCATCGGTTGTGCTGGCTGGGTCGCTTGACAACACGTACTATAAGACTATCACCACTGTCTCATACACAGGCAACGGCGCTGACACTACCATTATCGGTAATATCACAAGCTCGCCCCTGTCGTACCCGTATCTGCGGTTCACAATTACTCCGACAGATACAATGTGGGTGAAGTCAGTGTTTATTAACGTCTTGCCGACAAAATAAACAGACATGGCTTGCGCATCCAAAATAGCAGCAGCGATCACCAACAGCTGTACCAACAGACCCGCAGGGGGAACTGAGGTAAAGATGTGGGCGATCAACCGACTGGACGCCACTTTCACGATGGACGGAACCACGGAGACCCTTTGCACTGCCATTGCGATGACAGGTGCAACAGTGGCCTACCCGATCACCGCCGTCAGGAAAGAGGCAAATGTCGGCGCAGATGGCGTTATTGCCGATAATATGCCCAATGCTTTCAAGCATTATTTCAGCTTCCAGCCTTATGACCGCTCAGCAGCGGGCATCAAGGCAATGGATGACATGACAGATATTGTTATTGTCGCCGAGCTGAAGGGCAAGAAGACTCAGGGTTGCTTTGCAATCTTCGGTCTGGAAACCGGACTTCATCCTTCGGGGATGTCGCACCGGACCAATGACAACAACGGCATACCTACCTACGAGTTCGCAACCCGTGACGGTGAAGAGGAAACCCATTCACGCTATGTGTTCTGGGATACCGCTTACGCAACGACCCTTGCAGCACTCGTCGCTCTTGAGACATGATCTCACTGATTGAATTACTCGCCAACGATGTAGAGGTGGTTTTACAGACCCCTCTACTTCGGCAGGCGGTAATAAGCTATACAAGGAATCTCTTTTACGGTGGCTCTCCCGTGAGCAGCTGCGACAGTTCAGTCAGACTTTACTACCGCAAGCTCATGCTCGAAGGTGCCGAAAAACAAAAAAAACTTGACACCATGAAATACCAACTTAAACCTGGACTGGTGATCGTCTTTAGCGGTCAGGTCTATAACTCGTCAACCATAACTGATGAGATCGCCGAGGGATACCTTGCCAAGTTCCCGAAGGCTGCGGGTAATTTCATTATCAATGAAGAGGCCGAAGCCCCGAAGGTGAAGGCGCCCCGGAAAAAGAAGTAATGATACCTAATTCCCGAAAGCATGGACCAGGTATCAGAACGTCGAGCAGTCGATAAGCATTCGTCAAGCGCAAGGAGGTTGACACTCGTTGACCTCCCTGCTCCTTTCGCTCTCAAGGCCGTCAAGGCTGACGGTGTTATCTCTTATGACATAGACAACGCCTACCCCTCCCGGATGGAGAGGCTGATAAACTCATCTGTCACATCCAAATCTGCTGCGGGAATGTATGCAAGGTTCCTCTCAGGGAAGGGGTTTGCAGATGAGAGTTTGAACACTATTGTCGTAGGAACCGAGAATTATAAGAAAATCACCGCACTTGACCTGCTGCGGAAAATAGCAAGGTCCGTCGCTTACTTCAACGGGGTTTATCTGAGGGCACAATATACGGGTTACAACCCTTCGGGCTTCCGTGTGGAGCCGTTCCGTTACTGCCGCCTCGGTGACATGGATGACACGGACTTCAACGCAAAGATTGTTGTCTATAACAACTGGGATAAATGGCGGTCAGCCAAACTTGATAAGGGCAAATACCTGGCTGTTGATGTGTGGAACCCTGTAAAGGAAGCTATCGACGCTCAGGTAGCTGTTGCGGGGTCGTTCAACAAGTGGAAGGGGCAGATGTATTACTCGTTCTTTGACGACGATTATATCTACCCGCAGTCACCGGCTGACGTTGTGAAATGGGACGCTGACACGGAGAACCAGATAGCCATTTTCAAGAACGGTGAACTCAGGAGGGGATTTTTCCTGAAGTACATCATGCACCACACGAAGTTCAACACCGACGCTGAGGCCGATGAGTTTGTGAATAAGATGGCAGGCTTCATGGGCGGTGAGCATGAGAAGGCCATGATGGTACTCGAAGGCTCATTTAATCCTGACGGGACTGTTATATCGGGTGAGAATATCAAGCTCGAGAAGATTGACCAGAACATCAATGATAAGATGTTCGAAGGATACGAGATTTCAACAAAGAACTCAATCCGTAAAGCATTCAAGGCCATCCCGCAGGTACTCATTGAGTATGAAGATTCGAAATTAGGCACCACCTCCGGCGAGGCATTGCGTCAGGCAGCCGAGTTTTATAACGCCATGACGGTTGAGGATAGGATGCACATTTCACAGATATTCGACGAGCTGTTCAAAAATCACCTTGACCCGTCACTTCGTGGCAGGGACTGGACTATCTCAGAACTTGACTTTGCCGTGGGCGCACAGGCCGAAGATCCCGCACTTGTTAAGAAGCGTGAATCACAGGCCATGCTCAAGGGTTCTGTCGGAGGCGTCACCGCCCTGATTGAACTTCAGAAGTCTGTCAGCGAAGGCACAACCGACAGGGGAGCAGCTATCGCTATCCTTGAGGAGATATACGGAGTTGACACCCTGACTGCGGAGAAGATGCTCGGCACTCCCAAAGAGGCAGTTCCCGTCACACCAACACCCGTACAGCCATGACGTATAACTTCCCCACTCATGTAAGCGGAGACACGTTTTTAGGTGTTGACTTTCAATTAGTAATCAATGGAGTTGAAAAGTCTCTATCTGGTGCTAAGATTATTATGAGAGTTGGAGTAAAAGAGTTTTCGTCAGGGAGAGGTGAAATAGCAATAATAAATGAGGCTCAGGGGAGATTTAGGTTTATTGAGCAGGTTATCAATCTGAGGCCAATGACCTACAGATATAAAATGGTTTTTATATTCCCCGGAGGCAGGAGAAAGTCATACTTAACTGGCATCTGGACTATTACTGACTAACAATATGGCTGACGTAGTAGAAAATATCATCATTAATGTTTCAGAACTAAGCGGCGATGAAATTACTATAACTGTGAGCGAAGCTCCTGCGGGACCGCAGGGATCGCCCGGCCCTGCCGGTGCTGATGGTGCACCCGGCCCGGCTTCTACTGTTGCGGGACCACAAGGGCCAGCAGGGCCAGCAGGGCCAGCATCTACGGTACCCGGACCGGCAGGGCCAAAAGGTGACACAGGCGAAAGAGGGGAGCAAGGTCCTCCGGGTAATGACGGCAGTCCTGGTACACAGGGGCCTCAGGGTCTTCCCGGCAATGATGGCGCACCGGGTACACCGGGAGCAAAAGGAGATACAGGCGAGCGTGGACCACAGGGTGAACAAGGACCTACTGGCGCACCAGGTACACAGGGGGCGCAGGGTCTTCCCGGCAATGATGGCGCACCCGGTACACCCGGAGTTAAAGGAGATACGGGTGAGCGCGGTCTGCAAGGCGAGCAGGGGTTACAGGGTATTCAGGGGATACAGGGACCTCAGGGCCCGGCGGGAACGGACGCAACAGTAACAAAACAAGCTGTAGAGAATGTTTTAATAGGTGAGATTTCTACACACACGCATGCCGGCGGAGGTTTGACACAGGCGCAAATATTAACACGACAGCTATGATACGGCTTATAAATACAACGGATAACCTTCAGGTCGTGCTCGCGGGGGCGGTAACGGCAAACCAGCTGCAATGCTCTGTTTTTTGGGTTGACGTGACCGAGACAACCTACATACCCGGGCGCTCGCTGGCAGTAACTAATAGCACTACCGACGTAAATATCGTGGCCGCACCTGCGGCAAGCACACAACGACTTATCGACTACATAGCAATTTATAACGCCGACACCGTTAATGCAACGGTGACGGTGAAGATCGACGCCAGCGGCACAGAGTATATTCTTTTCAGAGGGATTATCGCAACGGGTGAGGTATTGCAGTATAACGACAAGGACGGATTTAAGGTGATGACAATCGCGGGAGCAATTAAGCAGTCTCAGATGCTCGGGGCAAATAACGCCGTTATTAACGTTCTTAATTCGGTGATTCTCGCCTCGGATGTGGTGAACAATAATGGTACCGCAAACACAATGGCTAATATAGACGGGCTCTCCTTCCCTGTTACTGCGGGAGGAACCTATTGGTTTGAGTTTGTCATACCCTATACTTCTGCCGCAACAACCACAGGATCGCGATGGAGTATTACCGGCCCAACTTCTCCGACCATGCTGAACATGAGGAGCGAATACACCCTTACAGCGACAACAACAACGGTAAACAGTATAACTGCCTATGACGTGCCCGCCGCCAGTAATGCCTCGTCTTTGACTACTGGCAACGTAACGACCATGTGGGGGATGATACAACCTTCGGCAAGCGGGACTGTGACAGCTCGCTTTGCATCTGAAATAGCAACCTCTGCTATCACGGCCAAAGCGGGGGCCATACTGAGATGGATGCGAGTAATATAAAATGATATGGCACTATTAACCTATAACGAACTTCAGGCAATCAAGCCAATCACTGCGAATAACGCAGGTAAGTTTAATCAGTTAATAACCGAGACGGAGATCAAAGATTTAAAACCACTTCTGGGTTATGAGTTCTATCAGGATCTCACGTCAAATCCAGACACCGAGGCAAATGGAGAGTTGCTTGACGGCGGAACGTTTACTCTTAATGGAATTACATACTCTTTTTCAGGACTAAAGAGCGTGATCGCATACTTCTTTTATGCCAACTACGTGATGACATCCTGGTATGCCGACACCTTCACCGGCTTTGTAACAAAGTCAAATGAGGACAGCCAGCCGGCCAGTCAGGGTGATAAAAAGAACCTGCGGGACCTTGCAATAGAAACGGCGCTGCAATACTGGGAAGATTGCAAGAAATACATCGAGGCCAATAGCTCAGACTTCCCCTATTATGACTGTAGTAAACCACGAAATAACAGACTAATAACAATATAATCATGAACGAATTAGGAAAACTCTCAGGAGCAGGAGGCAGCCAGATAATCAACGCTGCCGGAACCTACGCTGTAGCTGCCGGAACACTCATTGCGGGTGTGACCTCCATCAAGGTTGTCACCGGGGCTGCTGCTGCTATCTCTGCGCTCTCGACCAAACCGGAAGGCAAGACAGCCGTTGCGCTGCCAACGCTAAATAACATTGTCGGACAGGACCTGTCAAGCGTGACTGAGCTGCTGACCTTTCAGCATCCTGTCTCAACACTGACGGTTGCGGCCGGAGTGGTATTAATCGCTTACGCCGGATAGTCATGAAGGATGAGACGAAAATAGATAAGATCATTCGCACAGGATACTTAGCGATAATCGTTGCGCTAATTATCGTTGCTGCTGCATTGATCTTCCAACAGATTGACAACCGGGGCAATAAAGCGCCCTTATCCCGTGCCCTTGACACGGTGAACATCG